TCACCCGTCCATTTCAGACGCTTCATACTCCACATCCGAGACCCTTACCTCAAGCTCTAAGCCCGTCGTATAGCCGTTTCCGTTAAGGTTATGCACCACACGGCTGATTATCCACGCCTGTTCGTCTATGACGCGCTTAAAGCCTTTCACCGCAACCGGCGTTTCAGGAAATAAATCAGCCCGACCGATGGCAAGAGAAATTGAAAACTCCGCCACCCCGCGCTGCAGTTTGTCCCACTTAGCCTGAGCCGCGCGCATCGCCTGCGCCTTTGAAGCAAAAATGGTCGTGAGCTCCAGCACATTGTCAGATTCTCCGGCCATATACTCGCCCTCTCTCGCTTCCTGCTCCTTTTTCGCCAGGCTCTTTGCCGGTGCTTTGACGGCTTTCGGGTGCTGCAGCGCGCGCAGGTGTTGCACCTTTGGCTTGCGTTTCAGCTTCACCTTTTGCTTTTGCGGTTTCGGGTCTTTCGTGTGCAGCCATTTTGCCGTAACGCCGGTGTACGCCTCGCGGTCAGCAATCGCAAACTGATGCCGGTCGCCGTCGCCGCGCTCAACGGTCATTTGTGGGATGGGTTTGCCGCTGGCCGTCATCGCGCTACCGGCTTTCAGGAATAACAGTTTCCCGTATTTCACTGAGACCGATGCGCCGTTACGCTCCGCCAGCCGCGCCAGAAACGCCGCGTCGGATTCCTGCGTCTGGTCGATATGTGGCACCGGGATCGCTTTCAGGGGGTCAGCGACGCTGGCCGTCAGTTTATTACGCTGCGCGATGGTCTCCAGAATCACCCCGAGTGAGGTGTCATGCCATGACTGCTCGCGGCGTGAGTTCAGCGTCCCGCGAAAATCGGCGCTGCGCCCCCGGATGGTCAGCGTATCTGGCGCGCCCCGGTGCTCAATTTCATCGACCGTGAACGTCCCTTTTTTTATCAGCGCGGAATCCTGCCAGCCTAACCACAGCGTCAACGTAGCTCCGCGCGGCGGCATTGCTATCTGGCCGTCAGTGTCATCGAGCTCGATATCAAGCTGGTCGGCCTCGAATCCGCGATTGTCGGTCATGGTCAGACTGATAAGCCGGTCGCTGAAATCCTGCGTGATATCCTCGTTATCCAGCTTGAGCATAAACGCCGGGGCTATCTTCGCCCCGGCTTGAATATCCATATCTGTAATCATCCGGCCAGCCCTCCCAGCCAGTTACCGGCAGACGTGACCAGATTGTCAGCCTGCGTTTTCAGGTCGCCATAAATGGCCGCGACAGAATCATCGACGCGTTTCAGCGACAGGCTAAAGTCGATTTTTCGCGCCTGGCCATCGCTGAAAAACTCGGTGTGCGTATGGGTTACTTTCTCGATGACATACATCCCGAGGATAAGACCCGTCCCGTCAATCAGCGGCCACGCGCGCCCCTCATTAGCCATCAGTTCGACCGCCGTCAGCGACAGGCGACCGCCGGTGATTTCAGGGTAAAGCGTGCCCGACAGCGTGCGGGAGGTTTCTCCCTCCCCGAGAAACTGATACGCCGGTGACTTGCCGATGCGGTCGTTTGATGCCCAGCGGTAATCCTTCGAATACTGCATAGACTGATACGGCAGGGTATGCCGTTCAAACACAAAAAAGCCCAGCACCATTAGCATGTGTTTCCCTCCCTTAATCGTGTCTCATGCTGGAGCGCTGGCGCGCCCGTTTTTCACGGTCGACTTTTTCGACCGCCTCGCGCAGCTGGCGGTCGAGGTCACTGCCCGGCGCGCCCCCACCCTGCAGGTTAAAGTAGTACTCGCTTTTGCTCTGGTCGATATAGGACTGCCCGGCAGAGGCCGTCACTGGCCGGTAAGCCTGATAACCGCCATACCCTGCGGTCTGCGGGATGTACCCGCCACCCGGCGCAGCCTTGTCTGCTTTCGCCGCCGTCTGGTCAAGGTCGCTGGATTCCTTTTTCACCACCCCGAGCTTTTCCAGCAGCCAGCTGACTTTGCCGCTTATGCTGTTAAAGATATTGAGCGGTAACATCAGCACATCCGCCAGCGCCTTACCAAAGGCCACCCCGACATTTTTGCAGCTGTCGAGCGTCTCCTGCGTGGCTTTCACTGGCGCAAGCAGGTCTTTAAACCACTTCCAGACGACACCGAGTTTTTCCGCAATAGCGTCAAACACCGGCGCGAGCGGGGCAAACATTTCCCCGACCGGCGCAAAGGCCGCTTTGAGCCCCTCCACCACTCCTGAGAAAAAGGCGCTTATCGGCTCCCAGTATTTATAGATGAGCAGCGCACCCGCCACAACAGCAGCGCCCACCGCCACCACCGGCAGAGTGATTGCACCAAGAGCTGCGACAATCGCGCTACCCACAACCGAAAAAATCCCACCCAGCAGACCGGCAGCGGCGATGATGCCGTTAATCCCCGCGATGACCGGCCACGCAATCAGGCCAATCCCGCCCAGTACGCCGACCAGCGCCAGCGCACCGGCAGTCACACTGAAAATGGTTTGCGTTAGCTCAGGATTCGCTTTCGCCCAGGCGGCGACCTTACCGAGCATATCTGTCGCGGAAACCGTCAGGCGACGCAGCGCGGAGTTCTCTTTATCGAACACCTCAATCTGCAAATCTTCATAAGCCGACTGCAGGTTTTTCAAATCCCCGTCGAGGTTGTCGGTCTGGATTTTGGCGATCCGCTCCGTGGTTCCCTTTGAATCCCCGATTTGCTGGCGCTTACTGGCGAGCGAGCCATCACCGGCAGCGGCGACGAGTTTAATCGCGCCTTTCATTGCCTCTTCACCAAAGATGACTTTCAGGTATTCGCCCTGCTCCGCCGTGCCGAGCTTGTTTTTCACAAAGGATTTATGAATATCTTTGAGGATTTTCTCGACCGGCAGCATGTTCCCTTTGCCGTCGCGGGTTTGCACGCCCAGCTCTGAGATAGCATCAACCGCTTTGCCCATCGGTGCCTGCAGACGGTTGAAAATGGCGCTCGCACCGGTCCCGGCCATCGAGCCTTTAATCCCGTTATCCGCCAGAATGCCGAGCATCGATGTCGTATCTTCAATACTCGCCCCTGCAGCTTCCGCAATCGGTGCGACATATTTCATCGCCTCGCCCAGCTCGACAAGGCCGGTATTGGATGACGTAAAACCTTTGGTCATCACATCCGCGACGCGCTCAATCTCAGTGGTCGACAGGTTAAACGCTGACTGCATGTTGGTAATGATGTCGGCGGCTTCGGCAATATCGACATCCGCCGCAAGGCTCAGGTTAACGGTTGACCCGGTCGCGGCCAGCACGTCATCTGCGTTATAGCCCGAGCGCGCGAGCGTGGTCTGCGTGCGCGCCACATCACCCGGTGAAAAGGCCGTGGTCGCACCGATATCACGCGCCTGTTTACGAATGGCCGCGAGTTTATCATCGCCCTTATCGAGACCGAGGATCGCCTGCGTGCCTGACATCTGTTTATCAAAACCGATACCCGGCGCGATAAACCGTGATGCGCCATAAAGCCCGGCGGCCGCCACACCCACGCCGACCATCCCGGCATTACGCGCACCGGCGGCGAGCTGTTGCCCGGATTCATAGCGTTTTTTTACCGCGCTCAGTCTGGCCTGTTGCTGACTGACCCGCGCCAGTGCGTCGCGCTGACGGTTAAGCTGTGCGGTTGTTTCGCTGATACTGCCTTTTAGTCGACGCTCATCAGCTGACAGGATGCGGGTGTTTATCCCGGCCTGTGCGAGCTCCGTGCGCTGGCGCTGTACCGACTGCCTGAGCCCGTTATATTTGAGCTGCAGGTCAGCAGCGGATTTCTTCGCCGCCTCCAGCGCGCGCGCCTGCGCAAGTGTCGGGGTCTGGGTATTTTTAAACTGGACGGCCAGCGCAGCCGCTTCCTGTTTCGCCTTATTGAGTGACTGACCGGTCACGGCAAGCTGTGCGCTGGCTTTCCTGAATCCGTCAATGCGGGATGCCTGCGCGTTAAGCTCGCGCAGACTTTTCTGTGAATTGCGGATATCGCCAGACAGGGATTTACTGGCGGTCTGGATAGCCTTAAGCGGTCGGCTTGCCCGGTCGACTGCGTTCAGCAGCACCTCAAGTCTGACATTATTGCTCATGATGGTTTCCGCTACGTTGCAGCGCTTTCTCGCGCCACGTGAAGAGCTCGGTCACGCTCAGGGAATTCAGCTCTGATGGCGGCCAGTGAAAAACCACCGCGATATCCGCCATCAGGTCATCGACCGACAGTTTTTCGGGAAATTCTAGCGTTCCGAAACAGGCGACAAAAAACCGACCACCTTACCGGCGAGCGAAATCAGGTCGGACACATCGAGACGCGAGACCTCATGCTCGGTGAGTGACGGAAAGGTCATGCGCGGCAGCACCTTAATCAGCGCATCGACGTCAGACTGCGCCAGCGCCGCCAGCGACACACCGCGCAGGGTTCCCGCGTTCGGTTTGGTCAGGGTGATTTGCCCGATTTTCTGCTCGCCGCGCATCAGTGGCGTATCGAGGATCACAACGTTCGGGTTTTCAGTTTCGGTGGTGGCGGTTTCGTTGATGTTTTCCATGATGTTTATCTCTTCAAAGTTAAGTGACCGGCCAGCCTTGCTGACCGGGTCAGGGGTTACAGGCCAATCGCCTTGCGGTGCTCCGCCAGACGGTCGACGCCGTCCACTTTCAGCACCATGTTAATCACGTCAATCTCGATGACTTCTTTCCCGTCAATCGTGAGCTGGTAATAGCTGCATTCGGTCGACATTTTGGTCGTCCCGCTTTCGCCCTGCTTGTTTTCGCCGCCGTCGTACTCTTTGTGACGGCCACGCATCACCACCTCAACGGCAGAAATCGCGCCAGTGTCATCACGCTGGTAAGAGCCGGTAAAACGCAGCGGCACGCTGTCAGCACCCGGCGAGGCGTACTGCGCCCACAGATCGACGTCGGGCAGACCGCCGAGCGTCCACTCAAGCGACAGCGCGTCGTCATCGAGACCGAGGTCAATCGATACCGAGCCCGGCATCCCGCCGCCGCGATACTTCTCAAATTTGCGGGTCAGCTTTGGCAGGGTGACGGATTCAACGACGCCCATGTAGCTCAGGCCATCGTTGAACATGTTCAGATATTTAAGCTTGCGCGGTAATGCCATGCTTTCAGCTCCTTAGCTGTTGACCGAGTCCGACAGGTTCGCCAGATAGGTGTCGGTGATGCGCTGGCGCAGGGTCAGGTTTTCCAGCGGCGGGACGGGGGTGTAATCGTAATCGATATACAGTTTCCCCACTTTGAGGGTTGCGGTGTCGTTCGACTCCGGGTCGTACCAGCAGGAGCCATCGACGATATAGCCGTTGTTTTTCAGCTCGCGGAATTTGGCATTGATACCGGCGACGATGTCGCGAATCAGCGTCGGGGTAATGGGTTTATCCATCGCCCACGCGTGCGCCTCCGCCATGGTGTCGGCCAGCACCTGCGCGGTGCGGGTGTAGTTCTCAAACAGGAAAAGCGGGTCATCCGAGCAGGTGCGGTTTCCCCAGAACTTAAAGCCGTCGTTGCGGATCAGCGTCGTCACACCGGCCTGATTAAGCAGGTTGGCGTCGGTCGCCGGTTCCTGCAAATCCCACGACACCGAAGCGCTTACGCCGGTAACGCCATTCACGCCGACGTTTGACAGGGTTTTGTGCCAGCCGGTCGTCTGGTCGATTTTGGCACGCAGACCCAGCGCGCGCGCCGTCGCCCAGGCGGTGTCCGTCGCGTTCGCCGTGGTATCCCACGCCAGAAAATCAGGGAAGATGACCATCAGCTCACGCTGGCTGAAATTCTCGCGATAATCGATGGCTTCGGAAATGGTTTTACAGTTCCACGCACTGACATAGCCAAAGGCGCGCAGGCTCTGACAGGTAGACGCGAGCGCGGTCGCCACTTCCTGCGAGTCCAGCCCCGGCACGCCGAGAATGCGCGGCTTAACGCCGGTGACGGTCTGCGCCGTCAGCAGCGCTTTCAGGCCGGTATATTTCCCGTTTTCGTCCGTGGTGCCGATGATGTTCGAAATCGTTTCTTTCTGTGCCGCGTCGGGGTCGTCGGGGTCGTCGACACCTTCGGCCACGCGCACGACGACAATGACCGGTTTGCACTGGTCGCCGATGGCCTGCAGGGATTGTGAAAGCGTGCCCTGTTTACCGGCTTTACCGATAGCGGTTTGCACGCTGGTAATCAGCACCGGCTCATTGAGCGGGAATGCGTTTTCGTCAGCATCGCTGGCCGTGCAGACCATGCCGATGATGGCCGTTGAGACGGTGGAAATGGTGCGCACGCCGTCGTTAATCTCGATGACCTGCACGCCGTGATGATAGTCGCTCATCCGTTAAACTCCGTGGTGTAAGGGTGCAACTATTTTCTGTTGTGTACACGACTGGCGCGATGAAATGGCGTTGGAGGAGGGATAACACAACAAACAAAAAGCCCTCCGGGTGGAGGGCTCTGGTCATTCTGGTTTAACCGGCCAGTCAATATCTGGCGCGCTGGCGGGTTCTACCCGGCCTAACAGGACGCGGTATGTTTTCATCGCTGTCAGGAGCGCTAATTCTTCCTCTGTCGCAATCCCCAGCTCCGCCGCATCCTGCAGCGGCGAGATAATCTGCGACACCTCCGACAAAAGGCTTTGCTTCTTTGCCTCTGCACGTGCCACATGATCCACCGGCGCGGGGATGATTTTTTTGCCGTCATACATCCATTCGCCATCGATATTGAAACCTGCAGGCACGGTTTTTTTCGTGACTTCCGCCACCGCCATATTGACCGGCCACAGTGCAGAAACATCGTAATCCGCCGTGCGGATAATTCCGTCATCGGTAAAAGCGATTTTTAACTTAGTGGCTGAAAACAGGGACTGACTTGCATACCAGTCTTTTCCGTCCTCATCTTGCAGATAAAGAATATTGTCAGCTTCTCTGACGACAGGCTCGTAAGCCGTGAGTGTTTTAAGTTCCATATTTACCCCGAAATAGTTCGCCATGCACCGTTGATATTAATTTGCATCGGTTTGTACTGAATAGTGTCATCAACCGGCGCATCGCCTTCGACATACCAGCCCGTAAACGCGCACCCGCCCGGAACGTAATTCCAGCCATTACGTTTAAGAACAATGGTTCCGGGACTCCCCTGACGAACATCGATCACCGTTGCTGTTCTTAGCGGATAGCGCCCGTCACTTTCGGTTTTGGTGTAAGAGTCTCCCGCTTTAGCCAGCACGACAACTGCATCACTGGCCGTATGGCGCAGATAAGGCTGTGCAGCGTTACCCGAAACGAACCCGCCAATATGAGAACCATCTCGCGCTATGCAATTGACATTATCCGGGGTTGGTCTGTTGTTTGGTCCGTACATCTCAACCCATGGAGACCACGGACCTGAGCCAGTCCATGCCCCCTGTACTGCCCTGAGAAATAAACGCCCAGTGTAGGTGATATACATTTGCTGGCAGCCATAGGCTGATTGTGTCACAAACAGTGTGCCTGCAATCGTTACAGGATAGTGATAAGCAGCTGTTGCGCCTGCATTGGATGGCTGATAGTAAACACCATGGTTAATCCTGTCCCCCAGGGTATTTAAGTCTACCGCAAGGGCATTTGGCGATGCTGGTAGCGCCCCTATATCATTAGGAGTGGGTTTGTTTAGTGGCCCCCAAAGCTTTTGTATGCGCTGGGAAGCAATTGTCCCATCAGCCTTTTTGATCGCAAGCCATTCAACAGATAAATTACCGGCAGAGTCGACAAACAAATTCGCACTCATAGCCTGAGAGCCATCGCCACTACTGCCGTAATTGATATGAACACCGCACCCATAACCGCCAAAATGTATGCTGTTTGACCCGCCGCCCTGGTTGAACATCATTGATACCAGACCGTTCTTATCAGCAAGATTGGCATCTGTCACTGAAAGAGCCTGACCTAATAACCCCCCGTCACCAACTTTGGTGATTCGTCCGGGGGTTGGGTCGCTTGTTGAAGTGGTGACATCTGCTTTTGCCGCCGTTCCCAGACTCTTTTTAAAGCCGGTCAGGTCATCATTCACGGCTTTCACCGCTTTTGGAGTCGCGGCGAGCGTCTCAGACGCGCTGTCGATCGCGCTACTCAGCTGGACAATCCCCTTCTGTGCTGTGGTCGCGTCCTGAGCCGTATATTTACCTTTTGCAAGGTCATACGCCGCCTTAACCGCGTTCGGCGTCGCTGCGAGCGTCTCAGACACGCTATCGGTCGCACTGCTTAGCTGCACAATACCTTTCTGCTTTGTGGTTGCGTCCTGAGCCGTATATTTTCCCTTTGCGAGGTCATACGCCGCCTTAACCGCGTTCGGCGTCGCGGCGAGCGCCTCAGACGTGCTGTCGGTCGCACTGCTTAACTGCGTGAACCCTTTTTCTTTCAGCGAGGCGTCAGGATGGCGGCGCGACTGCTCATGCTCCGCGAGTTTTTCGTCGATATAATCCTGCGTCGCCATCACCAGCGAGGTATCGATGGACAGCTCGACCGTGTCGATATCGCTCACCATGATAACCATACGCAGGGTCTGCGCGCGCCCTGACCCTTCCGCCAGCTCGGGCTTGTAGCTCTCCGCCATATTGCCGACCGCAATCAGTGTGCCGGTGTCGTCGTAAAGTCCCATCTCACGCAGCCAGAAACCGCCGGTCTCTGGCGGAATCACCAGCTCCGCCACGACATAGTTTTTGTGTTTTTTGTCCTGGCTGATTTTGTTCAGCGCATGACGCCAGACCTCATTGACCAGTTTCGTCTGACTGGCGTTCGGCTCGGGCAGTTTGCCGCCGCCATCCCCGACGGCCATCGCTACAAAGTTGACTTTCTTCGCGTTCGGGACACTCGCCGCCGCCAGTTTCTCCGCACCAGCTTTGGTGATAACGGTTTTATATTTTACTGTCATTGTGCTCTCACTTATCCGGGGTAAACCGTGGTGATATCGCCGTCATAGGTCAGGGCGCCGTAATACAGATGCCCCGGAATATCCTGAATAATATTCAGGCCGATAAGATGTCGGCTCGCGGGTTTGGCATCGGCAATCAGCCGCTCCATTTCGTAATACATTTCCTCGGTGATACCGGTCTCTAACACACCGATATCGAGGCGAAACGTGCCGGGCGGGTCGTTCGTTTCCCACCACTCCGTGACGTTAATCAGATACCCGAGCGGCTCGACCACACGGCGCACCGCACCAATCGTCCCTTTGTGTGCATGGATAAACCACGCCGCGCGGATCACCTCGCGTTTGGTCTCTTCCGGCCAGCTCTCATCCCAGCGGTCAACAGAAAACGCCCAGGCAAGCCACGGCAGCAAATTCGCCGGGCAGGTGTCAGCGTTCCACAGACGGCGCAGCGGGACGGGGGTATTTTCGATATCCGCACAGGCGCGCGCCGCCGCCACCTCAAGCGGTGACGAGCCGACCGGCAGCAGTCGGTTATTACTCATCGTTACCCCCGACCGTCACGCTGTACGCGGTGCAATAAGACGCCTGTGTATCATCGAGCACGATATCGGCCACCGACGCGGCCAGCTCGACACGCTGCACACCCTCGACGTGGAGCGCGGCATAAATGGCTGACTTGCGGATATCCCGCCCGAGCCGGTGCTGCGCGCTGATATAAGCCTGCAGCTTCGCTTTTGCCGCACTGAGCACCGGCTCGCTTTCGGGGCCGGGATAAAGGTAAAGCGCCGCGTCGATGGTGTAGTCGACAATGGTCGCCGACTGGACGGTCACGCGGTCAGCGACCGGCCTCACGTCCTCATCGTTCAGCGCGGCACGCACCACGGCGAGCAGCTCGTCGGACGCCGCGCCGTTATTCTCGCGGGACAACACCGACACGGTCACGCAGGCCGGTTCCGGGCTGATGACCGAAATATCTGCGACCCGTCCGTCGGCGCTGCGACCATGAAACTGATACGCGCCGGTCGACCCGGCCACGCTCATTCCTTCAAAGGCCTGCTGAATACGCAGACGATAATCGGTGTCCGATTCCATGACGGCAGGCGTCGGCGGCAGCGTGGTCTCATCGGCTGGCGTGATAACGAGGCGCTCGACGTTGTAGTTTGCTCCGAGATTATCGAGGTCATGCCCGGCGGCGTAAGCCAGCATCACCGCGCGCGCCGACTCATTGACACGCTGTCGCCAGATAACTTCACGATAAGCGTTCTCCTGCAGGAGCTTCACAATCGGCTCAGATTCAAGCGTCAGCGTGCGCGCGACCGCCTCCTGCTGGTCTTCGGGATAAAGCGAGACAAGCGTCGCCATGCGCTCGGTCAGGATGGTTTCAAAATCCAGCTCTTCCACGACATCGGGCGCGGCGAGCTGGTTCAGGTCAACAATAGCCATAGCGTTTAACTCAGTGGGATAGTGAGGGAAAAAGGCTGGTTTGAGTTGGTGCGCGTGCCGGTAATATCGACATACAGCGCGCCGTCATCCTCACCGCGCTCAAAGGTGATGGTCGACAGACTGACGCGTGGCTCCCACTTCTGGATCGCCGAGTAGCACGCGGCCATAATCTGCAGCCGCAGCGCCGGGGTCTGCGGCTGGTCAATCAGCGCTGACAGCAGCGAGCCATATTCACGGCGCATCACACGCGAACCAACCGGCGTGACCAGAATGTCGCGCACGCTCTGCCTGATATGGTCGGCCTCAGAAATACTGAGCCCGGTGTGGCTGTTCATACCTAAATAACGCACCGTCATTTCGTCCCCTCCGTTCTGCTACCGCCGCGTTCTACTCCGCCGTGGTCGTGGTCATCCACCTGCACGCCGTTCGAGGTCAGTTTCCCGCCGCTGTGCTCGATATTTCCTTTCATCGTCCCGCCCTTCTGCACTTCGAGTGAGCCGGTGATGAGCTTGTTAGTGCACACCACTTCTGGGGTATCGAGCGTGATGCGGGTTTCAGCTTTGACCAGCACCACCGGCACAGTGGCGGTAAGGGAATCTGACGCGGTGACGTCAGCGGTTTTAATCCCGGACACGGTGAGCGCCCCGCTTTCAGGCTCGTACTCAATGACCGCGCCGTCAGGAAAGGCGATGTGAAGCGCATCCGGCGAGGCATCCGGCGCGGGATGGTCATCCGAGAAAATGGCGGGCAGCACAAACGCGGTGTCGAGTTCGCCACCGATGGCAAGAATCAGCACCTGCTCGCCAACGGAAGGAGCCCACCACACACGCGAGCGACCGGCGCGGGAGGTCAGCCAGTTAAGCCAGGTGGTTTGCATCCCGCCGGTCTGGACGCGACAGAGCCCAGCATCGTGATCGACGTCGGTCACGATGCCGGTACGGATAAGGTTGCGCATAGCGCGAGCGATATCCTGAAGTGAATTTAATGTATTCATGGAGGTAGAATGCCGCCTGGTATGGTCAACGACAATTAAATGCAGTTTGAAGAGGCATGAAACAACACACTGATACTGTGCGAGATCAAAAAACTGTCGTTCCCTTGTTGTTCAACCTCTTACTTTTAAATAATTGAGATATTGAAAGTCATACAAGTGAACTATTCCATTGCAATCAGGAAATATTTAAAAAAAATAAAACCAATTAACTCATGCTATAAGTTAAAAAATTTCCGATTGAACCATGAAGGAAACTAGGCAATAATAATAGCGTAGGTAAACCAAAAACTAAGCAATGATATATTAGCGGACGGTGATGTCGCCTACTCCGCTCTTTTCATTAAATTAAACCCAGCCCTCCAGAATAATTATTACAATAATAAATGCTTGAAAGTTAGAAAAATATGATCATGAAATTAACATCGTGGTGCCGGGTGCCTCCCGGTGCTTCTTTGCCAGACCAAAGAAGCGCGAGCATATCGCAAAGGTGTCTGGTTCGACCCGCCGCATAGGGGGATTCACCACACCTAGAAAAATAGAAAACAGTCTCACGTGAGTCAAGTTTTTTTAGCAGACATGTGTTTTTTCATGATCCCATGATCACAATAAAGAAATTTTGTGTCAGCTATGCTTATACCAAACGAAAAAGCATGCTTTTGTCACATCAGCTTAGTTTATATTTCCAACATTAATTGACAATCATTATCTGACCTGCATGAAAACGCAAAAAAAAAGTCCATCAATAAATTGACAGACTTCTGAAATATCAGAAAAGGTGCTTACCAACCATTTACTTCAGATGAAGTAAATTTAGCATAGCACCACTTATGAGAAACGTACAAGTTTTTAGTATTCATTACCTATAGAACCAATAGAATGCTTACCATGCGTCTATGATAAAACACATGGAACCACTCAGTAAGGACCTGCTTAACCACACAAAACTGCTTCAACTCTATTTAAATCAATAAACTCCAGCTTAAAATAGAGAATATATGAATACGTTCTCCATAACTCACTTCAGTTTTCTTAGAATCAACTGTTCAATGAGAAACTTTTCTTGCATATCGAACACGAGTAACTTGCGTTCTGGGTATTGCACATTTACTGCCACCAAACCTTGAATAGCCAATCGAAAAATAGTTAAAGATATTTTTCAATTGCCGTATTTAAAACGAACCACCACTATTAAATGCCACATTCCACATTTTGCTGACAGTAGCATTTTTCAATCTTCATTCTGTTTACCTATCGCATAATTCGAGATTCGACACTCATCCAACTAAATATATACTCTACTAACGGATAATTCCACGTGTTGAGTGCTGGAAAAACCATTCGAATAGTTCGCCAACAGGATGCTTATTTAACCTCTCTTTTAACATAACCTTCGCTTCATGTAACGATAGTGATTTATTGTAAAGTATATCGTAACAACCTTTTATTAAGCTCTGATCGCTCTGACCCGACCCGGTGAAATATCTGGATGTGGTGTCTATTCCATTGGGTTCAGCATAGTTACCGCTAGCATAAACAAATGGGGGAGTATCCTGAGTTACACCTGAGTGATGCCCAACATTTGCATATGCACCTAATACACAGAATTGATGGATTGCGCACATGAACCCGACCACAGCACCATCACCCAGTGCAACATGTCCTGCCAGGCCGCTGTTATCACCAATGTGCGTACTATTACCAATGATGCAGTCATGCCCAATGTGAACGTTATTCAGGAGGGTATTATCGTCACCTATTATAGTGTAATTATTATCTTGCGCCGTGCCTCGATGGATTGTTGCATTGTTACCAATATTGTTACGACTCCCTATAATTAGCCTGGTTGACTCATTTTTATATTTAGATCTTGATTCACTTCACCTATCGATGAAAACTGCCCAATCTGATTATCACACCCGATAACTGTAAATCCATTAATAACTGAATGGGACCCTATAATAGTTCCCTCACCAATAACAACATCCGCAGAAATAATACAAAATGGACTGATATTGACATGTGCCTCGATCACTGCGCCTGGTGCTATGATACTGCTACTCGAAACGCGTGCAGTAGAAGAGATCGTCATTTATATTTCCTGATAGCTAGAATGCTTATCGTCCAAAAAACGTTACGTTGGCTATCGTTCTGGAACAGCCACAAGGTAACGCTAACACTTTTATCAAGCTACAGAATACTCGTAATATCGTTACGTAGCGAATGTCTTGGCAGGAACAGTTTCTGCTATAACCTGGCTATTCAAGCGCTTTAAATACTATCATAATGAAATGCAAAATTCCCATCCGAAATTATTCAAAGGCTGAACTATCCCCAAGGTAATCAACTATCAGCTCCTCAATATATTTTTTATCAGCACGACTAAATCCCAGCAACTCACGCTGTGGATACTGAACATCCTGACTATTAGGGGTTGGCCTGTCTTTAAGTCCGTACTGATGGATCTGCACGATACGTTGCACCTTACCGGTAAACTGCACCACAGCAGTATCATTGCGGCCACGGGCTTTCATGTAGCGGCTGGTTCGCAGCTTCTGAAACATCGCCCTTTTAATACGCCCTTTTTTTGCCCTGATCGGCTGACGCTTTCGCGCCTGATACGGCGTGCCATCCGGGGCTTTTTGCAGTTTAATCCGTTGCTGTTGCGATTTTCGCAGCTCTTTCGCAATCGCAGCAGCAAGCTTTCGCCGCCCCGCCGGTGACAGCGCCCCAATCAGCCCTGCGAGCTTATCGTCAAAAGGCTTAAACTCATTCATCCCATTTGCTCACCAGTTCGCCATTGATATAGAGCTCGGTCGGGCGCGTGACCGGCTCGGGTAATGGCGGCTCAGGTGCATAGCTGACGTGCAGCGCGCCGTTCTCCTCCCTGACCAGCGTGCGCTCGGTAAGCTGCAGACTGATACTGAGATCAACGTTGTCACCGTCGTTTAAATCCATCTGGAAGCGGTAGCCCTTTTTGCGCCCCTCATCCGAGGTGCAAATATCCGGCTGATTCTCACGCAGCCACGCCGTCACCGGTACAAAAATCAAATCGGGGTCGCCGACAAAGTCACACACGATCACATTCAGGGTGTAAATCTTTTCGTGCGACAGCGAGGCCGCGAGGCGTGCATCGATATTCCCCTCGTCGGCAAAGATGCGCATCATTTCGGGATTTGTTTCTAACTGCGGCACGGCATCAGTGAGTGCCTTGCGCAGACTTTTCATTTTCTGCATCGATTTTGTCCTGACAGTCTTTAGTGGTCTCGACCTTGAGCGCGCAGGCGGCGAGCGCATTCTCAAGCCTGCGGATATCGGCACTCAAATCGCCGTTAATCGTGGGCTCGCTTCCCGGCATCGGGCAAAGGCTCACTTTCGGGCAGTTGTTGTAAACAATGACCGGCGGAGGCGCAGGCCTTTCGGGTGTGCAACCGGCGCACAGCATCAGGCAAATCAGCGCGATACCAGCGGCGTAAATCTTCGTTTTCATTGAGTAACCTCGTGATAGTTTGTTCGCGCCTTACCGCCTGCTCACCGGCGGCAGTCAGTTCATCAGCGAGCCTGACCTGACCGGCCTCATTCGCCCTGGCGATACGTTGCGACACGGCAAGCTGATTTTTCAGCATCCCGATAGTCGTCTTTTGTTCGGTGGCGACTTTATTCGCCCTGTCGAATGAGCGCCGTAAATTGCCGTTCTCATGACGCAGCCAGAGCACCGACGCCAGCACCAGACCGGCGGCAAGCAATATCACAATGATTCTGGACACAGGCCAGCCTCCTTAATGCGCCGACGGTACGAACAACGAACCATGTTAAACAGGATCAGCCAAAGTAAGTACGTGAATGCGATAAACACCTTGCCCCCGGTAAGCAGGCATAAAACCGTACCAGCAGAAAGAATCAGAGACCAAAATCGACGCCATAGTGGGCGGGGCTTTCCGATAAGAGACCTAAAAATAGCCATGTGTTTTGGCGTTCGGTAAGGGTCAGACTGACTCGCAAACCAGTCCTCATAGCTGACAGCAGCCAGCACACTTCCTCCGATACAAACCAAACAGCCAAATAACGCCCAGACGGCAATAAAATTAACGGCCACACCGTCGGGATTGTTCAAACCCAGCACAAGTAGAACGGCAATCACGACATTAAAAATCAGAGAAGATAACAACGCTTTCATTGAGGTACTCCTTTCATGCAGTAAGCCCATTCCCGCGCACGGCGGTTTTCCAGTCCTTGATTTTTGACGCCATTCACAAACACCCAGCGGGTAAGCTGGTCGCACGCCTGCCACCACTGCTGACGTTTGATAAACGAGACCAGCGTCGAGCGACAGGCCGCGCCGGTTCCAACGTTGAAGGCAAAACTGACCAGCGCGTCATATACGCGCGGCGGCATCTTCACCGGCACGCACACGGCGAGTCGTTGCTCGGTATTGAGCACATCCGCGACGAGGTTCGCCGCCGCCTGTCGCTCGGTGATATCCCCTTTAGGGGTGACACCGGCAGTGTGGCCGATGCCTGACGTCCACACGCCCGCGCTGCACTGGTAAGGTGTCAGGCGACATCCTTCGAGGTCAGCGAGTAACGCCAGCCCCTCGGGCGAGGTATTCAGCAGACGAAAGTCAGGCATCAGCGCCGCCAGCGCCAGCACAGCGGCCACACTGCATTTTTTAATGATTGAGTTCACGAATAGCCCCCTTATCGAGTCCGAGTGAAATCAGATAGCGATAGGTTTTTCGCTTAAACCAGTAATTCGTCAGCGCGGTAAAAATGGCGCAGCCACCGCCGACATACAGCGCCAGCTTTTCGGGGGACATCGCCCCGAAATACGCCACCCCCACGGCCAGCCAGTAGGCGACAAACGTCGTGATTTTTTCCATGTTCAGTCCCATAGATTCACCGTCTCGGTTTTCGGGGCGCTGTCGGTCTCGGGCAGCTCGATAGCCGTGCCGTGCGGCAGTATGACGCCCAGCTCCGACAGCCCCGGATTCGACTGCAGCACCGTCTCGACCACGCCCTCGGTGCGCCCGTAATAGCGCGCACAAATCACGTCGAGGGTGTCACCCTGCATCGCACAGACCTTCATCAGATTTGCCCCACAATGCAGCGCGCCCTGTCCTGAATGCGCGCCACTGACCAGCGCATATCCCGCCACATTTCATCGATAGTGCTGTCGATACTGTCGGCCTTTTTGTCGCCCTTGCTGGTCGCATCTACGCCGCGATAACGCTCGTAAAGCGTGGCGGTCGTCATCGCGCATACGGCGTTGAAATAGTGGAAGCAGCGCACGCTCTCGCCGTCGAGCTCGTCGGTCGGGACATCCGCGAGCGTGGCGTGACCGGCGTCGAGCTGGCGGTCGCGCCAGTCGCGCAGCTCCGCATTGGTTTCCGCGATGGCGGTCTTAATTGCGCGGCGCAGGCGCACAGGGGAAACAGTCTGCTCAAGGCGCATTTCTTCGCGCACGCGCTTCGGGTCTACATCAGGGAAAAATCCCGTGTTTTTAATCACCGGCTCGCTCTCGCCCGGCGGCGGTATCACCACGCCCGGCACGTCCTGCGGCGTTGTTTTGGGCTCAATAATCAGTGTCGTCATGACAACCTCAAAAAATAGGTGGGCGGTGGACGCCGGTCGCAGTCAGGGTAATTAATACCCGCATTGACCGGCGTGCCGCCCGGCTCGGGGAGCGTTCGGTTAACCTGCGGCTTTTGCCGCCTTTGGTGGACGTCCGCGCCGTGCCGCCGGTTTAGCAGCAGGCTTGCGCGTGCGGGGTTTATTCGTTTTCGGTGCGGGTTCGGGTTTAGGCTTGAGCTGGCGCTCAATCTGTTCGATATCCTTTTTCACGCCGATAGTTCGCTCTAACTGGATCGCACGCTGCAGGTGCGCCAGTGCCTCGGGCAGCTCTCCTGCGTCACGCTGCAGGTAGCCGGTGATTTTGTGCAGCTTCGCGCGAACGATGTCGGGCATATCCGCACGCTCAGTCAGCGCGAGGGTATCGAGCAGCAGCGCCAGCTCAGGTGACTGTTTAGCGTCACGCAGACGCTGCGCAGCAAGTGCCACCTCTTCGGCGAGCAGATACGGCGTAGTGCGGCGATGACCGCCGACCGGCATCGTCAGACCATACGTCAGCGCGTAACGGGCGATTTCCAGCGCACCGGCGATATCATCCGCATCAAGACGCCAGAGCATGACGGTCATGACAATGTCATCCTGCGCGCCCTTGCCATTCGCAAGGACACCCGCCACCCACGGCAGATAGAACGGCAGCAGCTCGCGCTTTTTCTCTGCCTTGCGCTCAGTGGATCGGATTTGTTTTAACGTGCGACAGTCTGCGGCCAGCTTAACCAGCATCTGCTCGTAGGCAGTTGCATTGCGCAGCGGGGCAACAGCCTGCCGCGCAGTTTCAGAGGCCGAGACCCGCATCATGTGAAGCGCTGCGGGGCTCGTCATGGTTTACTCTCCGCCGTTCTGGTCTGTAGGTGCAGCGAATTTGCCGAGGGTGATGTTTTCAATCAGGCAACCGGCGGCGTAAGCCTCGACCACATAATCAACATTCATTGATTCGTAGTTCTCGATGCGGTCCTTTTTCGGCTCCTCGATGATGGCGCGGCGATGCGCGTCATCCATGAAGTAAATCGACAGGTTATCGAGACGTGTCACCATCAGCGCATTCGCCGGGAAATACGGCACGCGCACGGCAGGCAGGTTGCCGATACGCTTCTGGCTGATGATGATGTCAGCGGCCAGCGTTTCGCTGTTTTCCTGCGTCTTGTTGACGATCGGGAAATATTTGTCAGCGAGCAGCTTGCGACCGGTAATGACGACGAGCTCCGGGTCATCCTGATAAATCTCGTCAATCAGGTTGGTCGTGGTGTCCATGACTAGCGCGTCGAGGTTTTGATAGTCGCCGTTCTCCCCCACGCGGATCACATCAGAAATGACCTTGCCGTCTGCGTCGGTGATTTTTGACATTACGCGCGCCGGGGCTTCATTGCGGTACTTCTGCAGCCAGCCCACAGCGACATCCTGCAGCATCGGATTGTTTTTGCGGTTGGAGGTTTCAGCGCGCTCGATACCGTTGAAACCGGCCATGATGAAGTCGAGCGACTGGCGTTTGATAATCGCGTCACGGATACGGGTCTGGAAGTCCTGGAATCGTGCCCACAAGTCGAGCTGTTTGTAACGGATATGGAAATCAAAGTTGATTTGCGCACATTCGTATTTGTTGGATTCCAGCGCCGTGAAATCGGCGGTCTTACGCTCGTCATCACCGGCAGTGTCGGCGGTGCTCGCAATCGTACCGTTGACACCAACCCCGACCTTTTCGCCTTTCAGCTCATCGACCGGCACGATGTTGATTTTGGTCAGAAACGCGGATGACACCTGCAGGGTATTCATCAGGGTTTGCGTCACGGACGGCTCGACGGTGAATTTCTTCGCCACGTCGTCAACTTCGACACCGTTCAGCTCCGCCACGCGGGACATGTAGGCATTAAATTTAAAGCGGGTTTCTTTACGCATTGTTATTCCTGTTTTCTAAAAATGGGGTATCAGGCCGGGCAGCGCCCGGCGCGTTATCAGCAGTTGGTCAGCAGCTCGTCGCCCGTCCCGCCTTTCGACTTCTCACGGCGCGGCTGGCGCTGGCTTTCGGTGTTATCGAGGGAGCTTTTCAGGGAGGTAAACGCCTGCGCACTTTCGTCTGCCTTGCGGGTCACGTCCTGCTTAAACTGCGCAAACGCGGTTTCCAACTCAGTAACGCGGCTGTCGGTGGCGGTGAGGTTTGTCTGCACCATTTCAGAGACTTCCGTCACCGCTTCATGCACATCAGCAAAACGCGCATCGTCAGTGGCCTGTTTGCGGCTGAAAATCGCCTTAACCCTGTCAGTCAGGCTGTTGAGTACGGTGTCGGGAACATCCTCAAATTCCAGCGCTGCCAGCGTGGCAACGGAAAACAGGTCGTCAGGATGGGCTTTTTTACCGGCGAGCGGGTTCTGCGTCGCCAGGCTGCAGAATTCGAGATATTCAGTGCCGAGGCTTGCCGGGTCATCGGTGACGGCGAGGCCCACGAGGTAACATTTGCCGCTGTTGGCAAAGTTCGGGCGAATTTCCATCGAGGTGTAAACCTTCTGCCCGGCTTTCACCATGCTCACCAGCTCGTCGAGCGGCGCGATTTTGCCAAACAGCGCTTTCTTGCCGTTCAGCGCCGAGTCATCGCTGATGATCTCGGCTTTCACTTCGGTCACGTCGCCATAACGTTTGAGCACGCTGTCGGGCAGGATGCCGCGCAGATGTTCGAGGTTAATGCGACAGCCATAGACACGCGGGTCGAAGGTGTCCGCCATATCCTGAATGTCAGCGCCACTGATGACACGGCCATCGCAGGTGTCGCCCTCGACGCCGATGCGAAACCATTTAGAAACTTTCTTTGCCATTGTTCAGGTGTCCTGATGTTGGGTTTTCGGTTCGAGGTTAGTTTCCCGACTCCGACCCGCATCAGCCACCGCTTAAGATCCGATTAGATCTGACACAACAGGGGCTTAGCGATAAATCATGTCCATTTCCATAGCCTTTCCTCGCGACATCAAAACGAGGTGAGAATGACAATATCGACTGATTTATCACTGCTGAATGACCCACGAAGACAGGCGCGCCTGCTGTTCTGGCAGGGATTTTCCGTGCCACAAATCGCCGACACGCTGCAGATGAAGCGCCCGACGGTGCAGAGCTGGAAACAACGCGACGGATGGGAAGAAACCGCCCCGCTCAATCGCGTAGAAACCACACTTGAGGCGCGACTGATTCAGCTCTACGCCAAGCCCGACCTGACGCCCCATGACTTTAAGGTCGCTGATTTTCTGTCGCGCCAGATGGAACGGTTCGCGCGCATCAACCGCTACGGCCAGACCGGTAATGAAGTGGATTTAAACCCCAACATTGCGAGCCGCAACAAAGGGGATCGCAAAAAGCCAAAACGTAACTATTTCAGCGACGAGGCTATCGGGAAGCTGGAAGAAATTTTCCTCGACCAGTCGTTTGAGTATCAGCTCAACTGGCACAAAGCCGGGCTTGAGCACCGTATTCGCCACATCCTTAAATCGCGTCAGATTGGCGCGACGTTTTACTTTGCGCGTGAGTCCCTGCTGCGCGCACTCAAGACCGGACAAAACCAGATATTTTTGTCGGCGAGTAAGACGCAGGCGTATGTATTCCGGAAATACATTATCGCCTTTGCGCGGCTGGTCGACGTTGACCTGTCGGGCGACCCGATTGTCATCGGCAACAACGGCGCAGAGCTGATTTTCCTCGGGACCAACTCCAACACCGCGCAGAGCCACAACGGCGACCTGTACGTCGATGAAATTTTCTGGATTCCCAACTTCCAGCGCCTGCGCAAAGTGGCCTCGGGTATGGCGTCACAGTCGCACCTGCGCACCACCTACTTCTCGACGCCGTCCACACTGGCGCACGGGGCTTATCCGTTCTGGTCAGGTGAGCTGTTTAACCGGGGGCGCAGCAACCGCGACGAACGGGTCGACATCGATATCAGCCACAAGGCGCTCGCCGGTGGCGTGCTGTGCCCGGATGGGCAGTGGCGGCAGATTGTCACCATCGAGGACGCGCTCGCCGGGGGCTGCACCCTGTTCAATCTGGATCAGTTGAAACAGGAAAACAGTGCCGACGATTTCCGCAATCTGTTTATGTGCGAGTTCGTCGACGACAAGGCGTCGGTATTCCCGTTCGAGGAGCTGCAGCGCTGCATGGTCGATGCGATGGAAGAGTGGGAGGACTTCGAACAATTTGCCGACCGTCCGTTTAACTGGCGCCCGGTCTGGATTGGCTATGACCCGTCACACACCGGCGACAGCGCAGGCTGCGCGGTACTGGCTCCGCCACTGGTCGCCGGGGGCAAGTTCCGCATCCTTGAGCGTCACCAGTGGAAAGGGATGGATTTTGCGGCGCAGGCCGAGGCCATCAGGTCACTCACTGAAAAATACACCGTCGACTATATCGGCATCGATGCAACCGGCATCGGCCAGGGTGTTTACCAGCTCGTGCGCTCATTCTTCCCAGCAGCACGCGCTATCCGCTACACGCCTGAAATGAAGACCGCGATGGTGCTGAAAGCAAAAGACACCATCCGACGCGGGTGTCTGGAATACGACGCCGGTGCAACCGACATCACGCAGTCGTTTATGGCCATTCGTAAAACCATGACCAGCAGCGGGCGCAGCTCGACCTATGAAGCCAGCCGTAGCGAGGAAGCCAGCCACGCGGATATTGCGTGGGCGACCATGCACGCCCTGTTAAACGAACCGCTTTCCGCCGGGAGCGGGATGCACTCCAATTCAATTCTGGATATTAACTAAGATGAAAAAACGACAGAAAAAAACAACTACCATGGCTGCCAGCGCACCGCAAAAGATGGAGGCGTTTACCTTTGGCGAGCCCTCTCCCGTACTGGATCGTCGTGACATCCTCGACTATGTCGAATGTATTCATAACGGGAAATGGTACGAGCCGCCGGTCAATTTCTCGGGGCTGGCGAAAAGCCTGCGCGCCGCCGTACACCACAGCTCACCGATTTACGTCAAACGTAACATTCTCACGAGCACCTACATCCCGCACCCGTTGCTGTCGCGTCAGGATTTTAGCCGCCTTGTGCTCGATTATCTGGTCTTCGCCAACGGCTATCTTGAAAAGCGTATGAGCGTCACCGGCCAGCTTTTTAAACTGGAAACCTCCCCGGCGAAATACACCCGCCGTGGCGTCGAGGATGGGACTTACTGGTACGTGTCGAACTACGCCCAGCCGCACGAATTCGCGCCCGGCTCGGTGTTTCACCTGCTTGAGCCTGATATTAATCAGGAGCTTTACGGGATGCCGGAATACCTGAGCGCACTCAATTCCGCCTGGCTGAATGAGTCCGCCACGCTGTTTCGTCGCAAGTATTACCAGAACGGCGCGCACGCGGGTTACATCATGTATGTGACCGACGCCGCGCAAAGCAGCACCGACGTTGAGTCGCTGCGCTCCGCCATGCGTGATTCGAAAGGGCTCGGGAATTTTAAAAACCTGTTTTTCTACGCGCCCAACGGAAAACCGGACGGGATTAAGATCGTCCCGTTGAGTGAGGTCGCCACCAAGGATGACTTTTTCAATATCAAAAAGGTGAGCGCCGCTGACCTGCTCGATGCGCATCGCGTGCCGTTTCAGCTCATGGGCGGCAAGCCAGAGAATATCGGCTCATTGGGGGATGTCGAGAAGGTGGCAAAGGTGTTTGTCCGTAACGAGCTGTCACCACTGCAGGAGCGATTTAAAGAGATAAACGACTGGCTTGGGATGGAGGTGATCCGCTTTAAAGATTACAGCCTCGAATCAGAATAAATCCCGCCAAAAATGCCGCCTCCGGGCGGCATCATCACAGAATGCCTTAGACGCCCCACACACAACGCATTTATAAGCCAGCCCCGACGCAGACCGGCGAAGCGACAGCGCGCTCAGGACGCCCACAGGCGTATTAAATTAAATGCTGTCACCACACTTGGCGCGCAATGCTTTCCCCGCCACGCCTGCCCGCTTGATGAAGCGGTTTTAATGCAGGTGCATCAGTAGCCCAGAGCTATCCTGGACTTGCAAAAGATCACAGAAACAAAACTGATAAACACATGCAAATTCATGCATCTGTGCAGGCAACACTCGTAACATATTGAAATTTTATGTTTATAAACGACAATTTCCCGACTGCGCTTAACATTGATGAAGCACACACTTTACTCACATTCCCTCTTGAACAGCTCTAAAACATAGGATAGATCTCTTGAATAGGCTGCATACGAGTTGGTCTATCACTACACACATATTCTTAAGGCAAATGAGGCGTAAAAATGGAACTTAGGCTTAAAAACGTCACCAGTTATAAAAAAGAAATTACCACAACATTAAATCTTTCAAAAAAAATAAACATATTATACGGTCAAAATGGCTGTGGAAAATCTACAATTTCAAACTTTTTCTACAATGCAAATCACACAGATTTTAAAGAATGCGAATGTATTTCATTAGATGATTTCCGCCCAATTGTATACAACTCAAAATTTATAGAAGATAACTTCTATAATGCAAAAGAGCAAAAAGGAGTTTTCACTCTTAGTAAGCAAAACGCCGATATCGAAAAAGAATTATCTCTAAAGGAGAGTTTAAGGCAAGATCTGTCCGATCAATACCGAAAAAAAAGAGATGCAGCAACCCAATTAACATCAGAGCGAAATACTAAGGAGGAAGAATGCATTGAAGCCATATGGAAAAAGACAGAATCAGTAAGAACCTCTGACCTTAGGGCTTTAATGAGGGGACAATTAGGAAGTAAGAAATCATTTTTCACTCAGTTACAAAAAACTCTTTCTCTTCCCGCTTCGAGCTTAGATGATTTGACAAAGAGTTACAGTGAACTGATTAAACACAAAAACAAAGAGATCTCAGTAATAACTCCTTTATCAGTATTTAATGTTTCCGATGAAGATAAACAACTTTTAACCACTCCTATTATTGATTCAAGCAATAGTTATCTATCAGAAACAATTAGAAAACTTCAAAACCTCGACTGGGTTAAAAAAGGGAAGGATCTTTATCTCAATGGTACCACTTGCCCATTTTGTCAAGAAAATACAATAGATTCGAAATTCCTTGAGGCAATCGAGTCAATTTTCGATGAAAGTTACTCAAAAAAAATAAGTCAAATAGCTGCATTCAAATCGGCTTACGAACAAGCCACTAAATTACATTATCAAAATATAATGCGAGAAATTGACGCATGCGAGTTGATTGGTGAGAATGAGAAAGAAATAACCATCTCTCATATTAAAATCCTTGATGAAATTGCTAATAATAATTTAAATTTCATTCTTAATAAAATCAACAACCCGTCTTCAGTGGTTACTTTGGAAGTTGATAACTCTACCGAATTAAAAGTTATAGAATGCATAACCAACTATAACAAGGCAATAAAAGCGATTAACATCAAGGTTGCTAAGTTTAAGGATAGTGAGAACGCGATTCGTAGTCAGATATGGTCAGCGATAAGATCTTTCTGTAGTACAGAGTTAGATTCATTAAAAAATTTCGATAAAACTTACAAAGATAATAACGAGAAAATTTATGGCGAAATGAAAGAAATTGAAAAACAAGGAAAAGAGAACACCGATAAAATAAAAGAATTAAGAGATCAAATATCCAACATCGATGAAACAATAGACTCTATAAACTTGAGGTTAAAGAGTTTAGGAATAAATGGTTTCAGTATAAAGAAGCATAATATAAATAAAGACATGTATGTCATATCTCGTTCAGAACAAACTGAAAACATTGATGTATACAAATCTCTAAGTGAGGGAGAAAAAACGTTAATTACATTCCTTTATTTCTTAGAATGCTGCAAAGGAAAAACAGATAAAAATGATACAGACGTAAGAGATAATTTCATTGTTATAGACGACCCTATATCTAGCCTTTCTCATAATTACGTTTATGATATCGCATCAATCATTCATCATGAAATAATAAAAAAAGAAACCACTAAAAAAGTATTGATTTTGACTCATAACCTTTATTTTTTCCACGAATTAATAAAGCTTTCACCAAAAAGCAAAGGAGATAAGACATTTAAGCGCGACTATCATCTTTATAGAATCACAAAAAATGAGTTTAGTGCAATAAATGAAATCGATAAAAATAGCATACAGAATGAGTACCAATCACTTTGGCAAATATTAAAAGACGCTAAAGAGGAGAAGGTAAATAGAATCATATTACCCAACATTATGAGGAATATTTTAGAATATTACTTTGCTTTTGTTCATAGGACAGATGCTTTGCAGGATGAACTAATCAGGCTCTCTCAGGATGAGAAAAATAGCGACTTCAGGGCGTTCTACAGATATATCAACCGAGGCTCTCACTCTGACGGTGTCAACATCACAGACATGGGAGATATTGATCCTGAGAAATACATGAAGCAACTGCGAAATATATTTTCAGCAACTGGCGATGAGAAGCATTATTTAAAAATGATGGATGAAGTTGCTACCGCTTAGGCCGCATATCATCGGGTTGGGTAAGAGCGACGGTGTTTACACACCGTCTCCCAACGTCCGAAACGATAGCGATTGTACTGACGTACGTTCACTAGCTTTAACATGAGTTTATCTCCATGCCAGCGCCATTGTTGCCAGTGGCAGCCTTTACACCCTTTGTATAAAGCTAATACGTAGAGTAATGCAAAGTAGATATCCCAAGCGGTAACGTGGACATTTTATGGTAGTCAGTCTAAAAGATCAAAATTTTTAAGTGAATCTCTACCGTTCAGCTATGACCGCATCACTAACTATCTTCTTGCACAAAATCACCTTAGCTCCACCGGGCACCACGTCGGACTCTTCTGTTTCGTGGACATCCCAGCCCTCCATGATTTCATCAACCAGATTTATCACCGCTGCGGTTTGCTCAGACCGTTTAGATGTCAAAACTGGATCGCCCACCACGGTGCGCTTTCCACAGTTATTGACAGGACTCCGAGGCGCGGCAATGCCGCTTTTTAAAGTCAAAGGCTCAACGGCTAAAAGCTTTGGAACGATGCGCCATTCGGCTGTGCGGGTAACGTGTACCAGCTCAGAGCCCAAGTGCGGCGCGTAGATGCCCACGACTCTCTCTATGTCCTCTTCGTAGGCGTTAACCTCGTCAGTCACGTTACGAGCCACACGGACTGTCTGGCTATCGCGTGGAACATTCGCCCCACCCTGCGCTGCGATATACAGGTCAAATTCACCTTCATCAGCTGCAGCCCTCGCCGCCTCGACACGCTCATCGAATTCATCAGCAATGCTTACGCCGCGAGGCAGTTTGCGCAGCTCGCGATATGCGCCCATCGTTGGCAGGCCAATAGATTTGAATTGCGGGATGCGCCACGTTGACGCCCATGCGGTTACAGCAGCGGCCGTATCAGTCAGAGGCTTGCCTGTGTCGTGATCGACCTGACCATCGAGCGCGTAACCATCGATATTCTTCGCAATGTATTTTGCGATGTAACCGGCTGCGCCACCTTGATTGAGGTGCTTCGCTTCAAAGCGCTGTGTTGCGGCCCCCTTTTCATCGCCATCTTCTTTTAAGGCATAACGGCGCATGATTTCGGTGATGTGTTTGCGTTGTTCTGGTTTGCAAAAAAGCATCATGTGCCAGTGCGGCGTTCCGTCATGATGCGGCTCGACAACGCGCATCCCGTAGACCTGCAAATCGTTATCTTTAAAAGCTGTACGCATCAGGCTCCAGATACGGCACAAATACCGCTGTCCATCCTTCGGCGTAAAGGCGGTTTCATTCCAGCCGTGATTAAGTTGCACTGTCTTTTTATCGCCCTTTCCGACCTGACGTGTCGGGTGATACTTCGATGGCGTGGTGATAGTGATAAACATACCGACGTCACCCTGACCGGCCGCGTAGCGCTCAATCCCGGCGATAGTGTTCATCAGTTCCATACGACGAATTTCGGGGTTTGAAATACTGCCCATGACTTTGCTGATGAGATCGATGCGTTCGCCGGTTACTTTGTTTTCCAGTTCGCATGATTTGAGGTATTCAAGATTAGCCAGGCGGCGAGAATGAACGTCGCGGATCGCCGTTTTGCTGGCGTATGGGGAGCGGTCTTTGTTCACCTCACCGGCGGCAATCAGCAAGGCCTCGTGCCAGCGCATACGCTGCGCCTTAAACTGGTTAATCCACCATTCATCATTAATCAAACGAGAGATAGCGGAAAATGCCTGGCGGATCGTGATTTGCCCTTTGCGGTATTTCTTCCAGAACATCGGAGTGATGTTGAATGCGCGAGCTGCACCGGCAACGTGACCATATAAGTGCGCCTGCGCCTCATCGGTGAAAAGAGTCTCTTTACCGCCGTGAGCATCTGCCCAAGCGTCGCTTAATTCTTCATAAGCAACATAGAGCTGCGAAGCGATACGAGCTGCAAACTTTTTGAGCGCCTTGTCACTCATACCAGGTAAACGCGAATAGCTTTCTCGCTCGCTCATGAAGATTAGCGATGCGGTCTCGTTCATTCCATTAAGCTGATTGACCCGCTCAAGACGCGGCCCCACCCTTTGCTCGACGGTGTTCTTAAGGAAATAGAAACCATGAAGTGGGCTTTTAGTACGACGGATAAAGTCATACCGAGAGTTGAACAACGTTTTTAAGACGTATGGCAGGCGATTAACTTTACCTAAAACACCTTGCACCTGACGGAATTCGCCACGTGTAAGGGGTCTGTCACGGCCAATTGCAGAGCGTGGAGCATTCCAGGGATAAGCACCGACGAATGTATCATCGGTGTGCTTCGAGAAAGGAGGCGGTGGCGAGGGGGCAATACGCCCCCGAGGTTCAACGGCCATTTGAAGTGAAGGCGTCCAGACATTGCTTTGCTACGCGCTCAATCTGAGTTTCAAGCGCCGAGAAACGAGTGGCGTCTCCCGTTAAAAGGTCATGCAAAACAAGACCGGAAACGAGCTTAGAAATTGTCGGGTAGTAACCCACTACATCCAGCCAGTCCTTACCTTCATTCTTGCCAGATGTAGCGGTTTTCTTTTCCTGCAAAATAAATTGATAGCGGTCGCTGGTAATAACGTACTGGTTATTTATCTCGATGCGTATGCTCATTTTTACTTCCTGTTAAAAGTGGTTAATCTGCTCTACCAAAAATCGAGTTGTGTAACTTTTCCGACTCCTGACCTAAAAACTCGATAATCTCGGTGCGGTTTAGTTCTGACTTACTGATGTGCGCGATAAGACCGTCAAACTGAGAAGAGAAACGGGTCGCTGTGTCGCGCTGTGCTTCGCTTACTGCCTGCGCCAGAAGTACCGAATACCTACCCCGCTGCGCTGTATTTTGTTTTTGCATTTTCCAATCTCCAGACAAAAGGAGTCCCCACGCTGTAAGGCGCGTAATAAAACGAATCCAGATTAATTAATGTAAATACTGCTCAGGTTTTACCGCGGTTAAAATAGTTGGTGCGTACTCAAAAAGGCTAAACAGCTCTCGCAAAGCGCGGAATAGTTTGTCGCGCCAGTAGCAGTCCTCTTCGTTCAATCGCCAGTGCGGCATACTGAACTCCTGATCCGTAAGCCCGGCATGACGGAAAAGAGAACGTCTTTGACTAACCGTAAGACGGCTGATGAAGGTCGCCTTAGTCGAGCCATGCTGGCGAAACCGACTGAATGCGAATCTCAGTTCATCCAGAGCACAGACAAGACGCTCGCGATCTGCTTCGTCCATTTCCTCTAAACGCATGAATGAATGACGCTGCTTTAACTGAGCGTGAAAACAAACGGTCAGTCGTTCCCGCTCCATCATCTGATTGTAAAAATCGCAAGTGTCCTGCCAGCGAGGTTGAGCCAGGTACTTGCAGACCAGACCGCGAAGCGCTGTCGGTTGTTTCTGGATCACATCAAGTGTCATAACAGTCATAACCAGAACCCTCTATTTTTAGCCAGATGGCGAAGCTTCTCGATAACACCCGGCTTTCGGGTGCGGATGATGATGCCCTTGCGGCCGCGACCGTGAGTGATGGTGAAGTTAATCTGGTTAGGGCTTTCTCTACGTAGCAGCTGTGCGATACAGCGAGGCTCTTTCATAATTTCTCCTTAGGGAGTCGGGTTTTAACCATGCCCGACACATGGCCTTGTGATAGGATCGAATCGCCAAAAACAAGCCAATCACATGAGGTATTTCATGACTAATCAACAAAATGAAGAATTAATTGCCATTCTAAACTCAGCTATTTCATTGGTTAATTCTTCCTCTGATGCGATCTCTAATCGTGAGAAGGCTGAGGAAATCAACAAACTGTCAGTCCAGTTGAGAGAGGCAATTCAATCTAAAATGCCTGTCACGCATAAAAGCTTTTTAGATATTAACTAAGCTCAAATACTGGTGGGGTTTGCCATAGCCCCACGTTCTTTTGCTAAAAATTCCAGATACAGCCCTGCAATCTCCTCATAGGCAACATCAAGTTCAAAAACTTCTCCAGACGTAAGATGCACCTCAACTTTGTCGGCTGTTTCAGTGCGCTCACGGATAGCGGCCACGCTTTTTAAGTCGATCAGCACCCGCATACCATTAGTGATATGACGAATGCAGCCATGCTTTATTGGTTTTGACATGCAATTTCTCGATTGAATGTGAATGAATTAGATGAATCTATTTACCGTGAAGGTTGCCCTAAGCCGAGCCACATCAGCCAACCGTCGCGAATTTCTTTCGGGCGGCTGTCATAGGCCATTTTCATGCCTTTGTTCCATGCTGGCAGGTATACCCAATATTCCCCAGCTCTCCCGCTTGTTGACTGCGGATCGGTCATTTCAACCACAGGCAGCTTGCCCTTCTCAATCATCCCTTTGACAGCTGCAGGAGTTTTGCCAATAAGACGCGCGAATTCCTGATACGGGACCGCATCAGTGTTACTTACAAGCTGATTGTTCATCTGTTACGATTCTCCTTTAGTGTGGTTAATTGCTCTAAATGGGGTTTAATTGCTCTAAATGATGATTCACCTATCGATGAGTTAAATCAACTATAGGTGATAATGTTCAACTATAGGTGATTTTATGTCAATACAGATCCATGAAAAAATCAAACTCATCAGAGAGTCAGAAAGGTTAAACAGGAAGCAATTCAGCGACTTGACGGGAATCGTTTATGGTTCTTTTTGCAGTTATGAGTCTGGCGACAAAAAGCCGGGGGTGGAACCGCTCATGAAGATACTGCAGCACCCGCAGTTCACTAAATATACGTTGTGGTTTATGACTGACCAAATAGCACCAGAAGCTGGGCAAATTGCACCGGCTCTCGCGCACTTTGGGCAGCAGACAACAACGTCACCCCACTCAGACCAGAAAACTGGCTAACCATTTACGGCGCTTATTTGTGCAGTCAATGCACAGTGAGTTTTTGTTATTTAAATCAGGAAATTGAAGTACGCAGTAACATCATCGGGAGGCTTTATGTCTATTAAAAAGCTCGATGATGGTCGATATGAAGTGGACATTAGACCGACCGGGCGTAACGGAAAACGCATCCGTCGGAAGTTCGACAAGAAAAGCGAGGCGATGGCTTTTGAAAAGCATACTCAATATAACCATCACTCAAAGGAATGGCTTTCAAAACCAACGGACAAACGCCATCTGTCCGAACTGAAAGAGTTGTGGTGGAAACTAAAAGGTCAGCATGAGGAACACGGCCAATCGTATCTCAATAAAATTGAGCGATTTGAAAAGATGACCGGCAACCCATGTGCCTTTCAGATCACCAAAAGTCTGATAACGCAGTATTGCGCACAGCGACGGGGTGATGGCATTAAGCCAACCACCATAAACCGGGACCTCATCACGCTGGGCGGTATGTTCACCACCCTGATTGAGTCAGAGCTGTATAACGGTGAGCATCCGTTCAGAGGGTTTAAAAAACTGAAAGAGCAGACTGCCGAAACGGGCTATCTCACTCTTGATGAGATTGACGCACTTCTGGCGGCGCTATCGGGTGGAAATCGCAAGATCGCGGTTTTGTGCTTGAGCACCGGTGCGAGATGGGGCGAAGCAGCGCGACTGAAAGCGGAGAACGTGATTCATAACCGGGTGACTTTCGTGAAGACGAAAACCAACACACCGCGCACGGTTCCGATCTCCGAAGAAGTTACGGCTTACATTGTCGGTAATACGCGAGGATTTCTGTTCCCTGATGCTAGCTATAAAGTATTCAGGAAAATCCTCAAAGCGGTTAAACCTGACTTACCCGCCGGGCAAGCAACGCACGCGCTGCGACACTCTTTTGCAACGCACTTTATGATTAACGGAGGCAACATCATTACACTACAGCGGATTCTGGGTCACACGAAAATTGCACAGACAATGGTCTATGCGCACTTCGCTCCGCAGTACCTGCAGGATGCGATTTTGCTCAACCCGTTAAAGGGTGAAAGCGGTGGACAGAACGTCCACATAACGTCCACACCCTAG